TGTAGCCCCTTTTTTAAAAGTTAAAAATGGCACGAGCAACACCATTGGATATTGTGTATGCCATACAAGATTGATGTTTGCGGAATCTACAAAATCGTCAATAAAGTGACTGGGCAGTGCTATGTCGGGCAATCGCAACGAGTTAAAAAACGATTGAAGGAGCATTTCAGGCTTCTTCGTTGGAATAAACATACGAACCCACACTTACAGAATGCCTATAACAAATACGGGGCATCTGCGTTTTACGGAGATATTGAAGTTGAATGCTCTAATCTTGACGAATTAGACCAGTTGGAAAATGAATTTTTGCAAGGTACTGCTTGGTTTGAAGAACCGACTGTATACAACATCGCAGATTTTGCTAAAGCCCCAATGCGAGGAAAACAGCACTCCGAAGAAGTTCGGGAGCGTATTCGGTTAGGTAGAAGGGCTAGTACTTTTGATTTTCGTAGTCCGGAATACAGAGCAACGCTATCCAAAGCACAAATGGCTCGTTTTCACGCGGACCCAAAATTCATAGCAAAATTGAAATTTATTGTGGAGAATCCTCATCTAACGTATGCTGAACGCGCTAGAAGTCTTGGATCTGATACGAGTTCAGTACGTCGTCTTGCGTTAAAGTATCAGCATCTTAAAGGAGTTTTATAATGGCTCAGACACGTTTTTCCGGCCCGGTTGCCTCTGACAATGGTTTCGAAGGCGACATCGTTGGCAATGTTTCCGCCACTCTTGTGACCGCGACGACTCTCGTCATTGGAACCACCACGTTTACCACGGGCAGTGTCTCGGGTACGGTGGCTGATCAAGCGGGTCGCATCCCTGTCAAGATCGGATCGACCACGAAGTACATCGCGCTGTATTCCAGCCTGACTCCGTAAGATTTTTTGGGGGGCGCAAGCCCCCTTAACCTAATGGAGATCCAGCATGCAATACGATGTATGGGCGGTCAGCCCGGATTCTAACGACGATTACTTCTTCGCCTCTGGTTCCGCCAGTGGAACCCTGAGCCTGTTAGCCAATGATGTTGGTTTAAACGGCACAGGCTACAAGGTCTCCATTACCTCCAGCGGTGTGGACTCCAACAAGACCTTCACCATCAGCGGTGTGGTGGTTGGTGCCGTGGGTTACGACGGTTTGGTAACTGAGTCAGTCACTGGCCCAAGTGCCGGTGTCGTGTACTCAACGAACTACTACACCCGAGTCAACTCTGTGGCGATTAGCGCCACATCCAGCGGCAACATCAAAGTTGGATATGGTGGTGACTTGGCGTTCCCGCGAACCCGCATCAAGGGTGTGTACTTCGTCAGCAATGGCACCAATGGCTCTATCGTGTTCACAGCCAAGCCCAGCAATAAAGTCATCCTGAGTCTGGCAGTTCCCAGTGGAACCCTGTCTCAGGACATGATAATTCCGGGTGAAGGCATTCTGACCACGAAGAGCGCCAATGGTGACTTTGCCATCATGACGCTGACCAATCTCACCAATGCCACAGTTATCTGCGGGTAAGCCATGGCCAAAGATGCCGTTCTCAAGCGTATCGGGGTTGCTGGCTACAACAAGCCTAAGCGTACCCCTAGTCATCCCACTAAGTCCCATGTGGTGGTGGCTAAGTCTGGCGATCAAGTAAAGACCATTCGCTTCGGACAGCAAGGAGTCTCAGGTTCCCCGCGAAAAGCCGGGGAATCTGAGTCTTACCGAAACCGTCGCGAATCGTTTAAAGCCCGACATGCCAAAAACATTTCCAAAGGCAAGATGAGTGCAGCCTATTGGGCTGACAAGGTCAAATGGTAATTGCCCATGGAAATGATGATTTGGAACATGGTTCTGACGTTCATCGTCGCCATATTGGGGTGGGTTGTGAAGGACAAGTTCGCTGAATTGCAGCGTCTTGGGATTCTTCTCAACAAAACCCGAGAAGAGGTTGCGCGAGATCATGTGACCCGCGCTGAAGTCCGAGCGGATTCACAGATGCTGCTTGACCGATTGGATCGGTTGGAACAAAAGATTGATCGCATTGCGACCAACATCATCACAGGTGAGCGCCGTGGCTAAAGCCAAAAGCAAAGTAAACGCAGCCGGTAATTACACCAAGCCTGAAATGCGTAAGGCTCTCTTCAATCAGATCAAAGCATCTGCTGTGCAGGGAACCAAGGCTGGCCAATGGTCAGCCCGTAAAGCGCAACTGCTTGCCAAGAAGTACAAGGAGAAGGGCGGTGGATACCGGGACTGATCTTGAGTTATTCAAGGCACAGGTCCAAGCCGAACTGAATCGGCTTGAAGCCAAGTCGTCTGCCAAGGAAGTGGCAGGTAAAGCCATCGGTAAAGACGGACTCAAGTACATCACTGCGATTGTGGTGATCGGTGTTCTCTCCAGTCTGGCATTGGATTCAGAAAAGATTGCGGCAGTGATGGGTCTTTTAGGCGCATCGCTGACTGCGCTGATCTCCATGCTGGCTAGTATTGCTGGAGCCAGCGAGAAGGAAGAGAAGCCAGAGTTTGGCGTTATCAAGGAACTCATCGGCAAACTAGACAAGTTGGACCGTAAAGAGCAGCCCATGAAAGTGGATGTTGAAAACGGCCATGTCACCGTCACCAAGGGCGACGATGTCGTTAAGGCCAGTCGATGAAGTCACCGCAGCAATCCTTGAAGGCTTGGACTGCCCAGAAATGGAGAACCAAAAGTGGTAAGCCATCTAGTGAAACGGGCGAAAGATATCTTCCAGAGTCTGCGATCAAGGCTCTTTCCCCAGCCGAGTACGCCAGAACCACCGCTGCCAAGCGAAAAGGTAAAGCGCAAGGCAAGCAGTTCGTCGCGCAGCCGAAAGGCATCGCGAAAAAAGTAAGACCGTTTAGACAACGAGGTAAATGATATGGCGATCTCTAGAGCCAATATGGCCCAGCAGATTGAGAAGCCGGGTAAGGTTCGCAAGGTGATGCGCGAGTTCAAAGAAGGAACTCTGCATTCCGGTAGCAAGAAAGGGCCTGTGGTGAAGAACCGCAAACAGGCTATTGCTATTGCTCTCTCTGAGGCTGGCATGAGCAAGCCTGAGAAGAAAGCAGTGGGTGGTCGTATTGATGGCTGCGCTATGCGCGGCCTTACGAGGGGCTAATCATGAAAAAGATGAAGCGTTATCAGGAAGGCGGTTCCACTGCAGTAGAAGTGGAAAAGAAATCCAGCATTCTGGATGACATTGGCCTAAAAGGATTGCCGCTCGGACTGGTTGGTCAAGGACTAATCGGCGCATTGGAAAAGAACGATCTTGGTGGCATGGGCGCACTGGGCCTTGTCGGTAAACTTATGGAGCGCAAAAAGAAGCGCGAGATGGGAATGCCGGAAGATGGCTCTAGCGTCAAGATTGAGATTGAAAAGTCCAAAGGTATGGAGCCTGAAATGATGGGCGGCGGCGCGGCTAAGTACGCCAAAGGCGGACGCATTGACGGTTGCGCCATCAAGGGCAAGACCAAGGGCACCTACCGGTAATGGCTACCAGCGGCACAGCGACGTTTAATCCGGACTTCGCCGAGATCGTCGAAGAGGCGTATGAGCGTGCCGGTCTGGAATTGCGAACAGGTTATGACCTGAGAACTGCCCGTCGATCCATGAACTTCATGGCTCAGGAATGGCAGAACCGGGGTATTAACCTTTGGACCGTGGAGACGGGAACCCAGTCTCTGACTGCTGGCGTGTACACCTACACGATGCCCTCCGACACCATCGACCTGATTGAGCATCAGTTGCGTATCTATGATGGCAACACCACTCAGCAGGCTGACTACAGCATGGCCCGTATTTCGGTCTCCGACTACGCCATGCTCAACAACAAGTTGACCCAAGGTCGTCCGCTTCAGATCTATGTGGATCGCCAGCGAGACGCACCGATTGTCTACTTGTGGCCAGTTCCCGATAACGTCCAGCAATACACGTTGGCCTATTGGTACATCAGACGTATTCAGGACGTGGGTGCTGGTGGAACCAATACCATGGACGTTCCAGCCCGATTCCTGCCTTGCTTAGTGGCAGGATTGGCCTACTACATTGCCATGAAGAAGCCTGAGGCAGCGGATCGTATTCCGTTGCTGAAGTCTGAGTACGAAGCGCAGTTTGAATTGGCAGCGGGTGAGGATCGCGACAAAGCGGCTTCCCGATTCCTGCCGTTCATTGCCAGCGTCACCAACGGGGGAGGATAGCGGTGACACAGCCTTTTGCATCTGGCAAACATGCGATTGGCTTCTGTGACATGTGCGGTTTTCAGTTTAAACTGCACCAGTTAAGGAAGGAAATCTACGATCAGATTTGGACTGGAAATCTGGTCTGTGATGAATGTTTGGACGTGGATCAACCCCAACTTCAGTTGGGCAAGATTCCGATGGATGATCCTCAGGCTTTGCAGAATGCAAGACCTGACCAGTCATTGATTGAAAGCCGGGACATCCAGTGGGGATGGAATCCGGTTGGCGGAGCGCAA